GCCAATAATACCTCCTTTGTTGGTTCGGTCGCAGCGGCGAATGTGGTCTCGAATGCCCAGCTTTCTGCTAACCTTGGCAATTATACAAATACCGCTCAATTAAGTAATAATTATGTGAATACAGGACAATTCTGGGCCTGGAGTGGTAATAGTTATGTTTATCGTGCTACTCTACGAAAGTATCAAACGCTTGTTGGATTAAGTGCTAATGTAGCCACCCTTACTGCTAATTCTGCCTCTTATATTGGTGCATTAATAGCCGCCAATGTGGTCTCGAATGCTCAATTATCGGCAAATCTTGGGGCCTATCAGACTACTGCCGGATTGAGTGCCAATGTCGCCACCTTGAGTGCTAATAACTCTTCTTATTTGGGAACGGTTGCTGCTGCCTCTTATCAGCAAACGGGTGCTCCTCTCACGAATAATGTGGCGACCTTGAGTTCCAATAATTCCTCTTATCTTGGTGGAGTAGTCGCGGCCTCATATATTAATACGTCTGGCTCCTATGTCATAACGGGCGTTTATACCTTTGGTAATGCCACTGTCAATCTCGTCGTTAATTCAACTTCCCTTTTGGTTGGAGCTATCAATTCGACTGCTGTTGGGATATCTATAGCTAATAATCTAATCACCATTGGTAATTCTTCAGTCAATGTCACAGCCAACTCAACTACGTTCTCTGGTATAGCTTTAACGGCCAATAATGCCACTAATCTTGGTGGTACGGCTGCTTCTGGATATCAAACTACGGCTGGATTATCTTCAAATGTAGCTACTTTAACAGCTAATAATGCATCCTATTTGGGTGGAGTGGTTGCTGCTTCATATCAACAGGTTCTGGGGGCTTGGAGTACATGGTCCCCAACAGTAACGAGTGACACAGGCACAATAACAACTCTTGGTACGCTTACTGCTCGTTATATTACTGATGGTAAAACTGTTAGTTTTAGTCTCACTATACCAATTACAACGAATGGAACTGCTGCCGGTTTCATCAAAGCTACTCTTCCAACAACTCCAAAAAGTAATACTACTGTTGCTGCTAGGGAAACTGTTGCTACAGGCACTGGATGTTTTGGACAAATAGCTGGTGGAAACAATATACTGGTAATTGTAACTTATAATAGTCTTTATCCAGGTGGGAGTGGATACACAATAGTTGTAGGTGGTGTTTATGAAACTACTTAGTCATTGCTAAATAAATAAAAAAGGAATAAGAATGGTTGTCATTACGAGGGCACAAACTCTTACGAATCAGAAAAAGAAACTTGAATACTTTTCTGACTTTATGGATAATTTTGATAAGTCTCCTTTAGGTCCTGAGTTAGCTCGGGTCACGAATGAGAAAGCTGTTACTCAGGCTCTCAGAAATCTTATCTTTACTAATTTTGGGGAACGGCCTTATCAGCCTAATCTTGGTTGTAATGTTCTGGGCTCTCTCTTTGAGTTATCGGGTGTTGTGCTCGAAAATATGTTGAGAGATGCTATTGTTGCAACTATCCAGTCTTATGAGCCTCGGGTTGTTCTGGAGAATGTTATTATTCATGATATGAATAATCCGATTGATTACTCTCAACCCGCTTCGGTCGATAAAAATGGAGTTGAGGTGAGCCTGATCTATTACTTGGCTAACAACCCCACACCTCTTACCTTGACGATTTTACTTAGGAAAGTTCGTTAAATGCCTGCTAATAGTTCATTAAACCTGACATCGCTCGATTTTGATACACTTAAACAGAGTCTAATCGCGTTTATGTCGTCTCAAACTGTTTTTAAGGATTATAACTTTCTTGGTTCGAATATGAATGTCCTGATGGACATCATGGCTTATAATACCTTCATCAATTCTTTCTATCTGAATATGGTAGGGTCGGAAAGTTTCCTTGACACGGCCCAGCTGAGGGATTCGGTTGTCTCCAGGGCCAAGGAATTGAATTATATCCCTCGTTCGGCTCGCTCTGCCATGGGGGCGGTTTCAGTCTCTTTTAATACGTCTGGCATCGCTGGCACTCTTTTGATCCCGGCTGGTACGTTGTTCAGCGGCACCAATTCGAATGGTGGTTTCTCCTTTGTTACGGACCAGAATCATACGCTGCTTTCGGCAGGCTCCAATTACTTTATTCCGGCCTTGACGGTCTTTGAGGGTAAGCTATTCACGGAAACCTTCATTGTTGATAATACCATTGAAAATCAGAAGTTCGTTCTTTTAAATAAGAATATTGATACGACCTCAATTCATGTGACAGTAACGAGCAATAGTGGTCAGTCTGTGGTCAACTATCGGATGGCGACTTCTCTTATTGGGCTACATAAGTCTTCGCTTGTGTTTTTTGTGCAGGAGGATCGTGGTTCCTCATATGAAATATATTTTGGCGATGGTATTTTTGGCCAAGTTCCCACCAATGGCTCTGCCGTCGCCGTCACGTATCGGGCCACAAAAGGGGCACAGGGCAATGGCGTGACCAAATTCAATATGGCTCAGGACATTGGTCCTATAAATAACGGTTTGATCGTGTCGGCCAATGTTGTCACAACAACACCTTCTCAGGATGGGGCTGATATCGAGGCCATTGAGTCCATTCGGTTCAGGGCTCCTAAGCATTTCCAGGCTCAGGGACGGGTAATAACTGCTTCTGATTATAAGGATTTGATCTTGGAACAGTTTCCTGAAGTCAAGGACGTTTCGGTTTTTGGTGGAGAGGATATCTCGGGGTCTGTGCAATATGGAACGGTGTTCTTGTCCATGACAACCAACTCAGGGGCTCCTGTTGCGGGTGAGATGCAGTCCGAAATAGTAGCATATCTTTCGGATAAAAAATCATTGTCCGTAAAATTGATGATAAAGGACCCTCAATATATTCACCTTGTTCCTACCATTACTGTCTATGTTGACTTTTCACAAACGATTTTTTCGTTGGCTGATATTAGAACAGAAGTTTTCAAGAGTATTCTTGCATATAATTCAAAGAATCTCCAGCTTTTTAATTGTAAATTCATGGGATCAAAGTTTTCTGAGGCGATAGATAATACAGATATTTCTATTCAGGGTAGTGATACAAAACTTGTTATGTACAAGAATGTTCTCTTTGCCAATGGCTTCCCTCAGACAGTGACGGTGAATTTTAATAATGGGATTACCCCTGGAACAATATCTTCTACTGATTTTATCCTCTTTGATGGAAAAGAGTATCAGATTTCGGATTTTAATCCGAATTTGAATACATTTAAGGGTTCTCGTGTCGATGGGGCCTTTAGGACTTTGAACTCTTCCAATAGCATTTTCTTTAATTCAGTTTCTAATAATCAAAGTTATCTTAATGCAGGAACTGTGGATTATAATAAGGGAACCTTATTTGTTCAAAGTATTGATGTCTATTCCTTTATGAATCCTCAGGGTATTCGGATTAATACCATTCCTGCCAATAATGACATTTATGGTCGCTTTGAAACGGTTGTTGAAGTTGATACGTCTAATGTTGATATTCGGGTGGTTTCAGTATGATGCCCAATGACCATATAGATAAAATTATATCGCCTTTAATTCCTTCACAGTTTCCTGCCTTTTATTATACTGATGGGCCGAATTTCATCGCCTTTGTGAAAGCTTATTATGAGTGGTTAGAACAGGCTCCTACGACGCCCTATGTTGGTTCTATCACGACCGAGACGAGAAGTCTTCTTGATTATCTGGACATCGACTTAACCCAGGACCGGTTCTTAAAATATTTCAAGGACACGTATCTGGCTGATTTTCCCCAAAACCTAACAACGGATTGGCGACTTTTCATTAAACATGCTCTTGACTTTTATTCCTCCAAGGGCACGGATGTATCCTATGAATTGCTTTTTAGGTTTCTTTATAATCAGGACGTAAAGGTTGATAATCCAGGGAAGTATATGTTCAGGACTTCGAATGCGACCTGGAAAATGCCAAAATATATTGAAACGTCAGATTCCCCATTCTTTAATCAATTAACTGGAAAGTTAATTCGAGGATCATCGGGCGGTACTGCTGTTGTTGAATCTGTTGTTCAAAAAATAGTCAATAAGAAAACTATCAATATTATTAATATTTCTTCCATGACAGGTGAATTTGTATATGGTGATTTTATTTTTTGTGACTCTATACCAGCAATGACTAGGGCTGAGGCTCCTATAGTTGGGGGATCGCTTTCAATCATAACAATTGAGAATGGTGGTATTAATTTTAAAGTTGGTGATGAGTTGGTGATCACAGGGACAGGGTATGGCGGTATAGGCCGGGTGGCCTCAATTGCCTATGAAAATGGAAAAGTGGCTTTTGATCTTATAGATGGTGGTTATGGCTTTAGTAAGAATGCAATTATATCGATAGATAATACGGATACGGGAGGAACTGGAGCTTCATTTGCTATTGGTGATCTTATTGATACACAACTTATTAGACTTAATACAGATACAATTTCTGGTATGGTTAATACACTTACGGATTTATCGACTTCTGGTCTTCATGTCAATATATCCAATAGAAGTGCTCCATTCTTAAATAATGAATTGGCGTCAGGAACTGCACTTTCACGTCAATTGGATATTATGACAATTTATCAGCCAGCAGGCCCTTTAGCGAATGGAGATGTTCTGGTCAATGATTCATTAGGGATTGCAAATGTTCAGGTCTATATTGCTGATGGTTCTGAGTTATATGTCACGAGTAATTCACAAGTTCTTGATAGTATAACTGCCGGAATAGTATTAACGAGTGGAGGGGGAATTCAAGTTCAGGTTAATTATGCTTCTCCTCCTTCTACTATCACTGCAAATGGTATCGTTATTTCATCTGGTTCTAACTCCTCGGTATTGAGTGTTCATCGTATAGATGGTGCTGATATTGGATATTATCCATCAGGAATGCTTATTACGGGAAATACTTCGGGAGCTACGGCAACAGTCATATCTACAACTCGATTGACGGATTGGGGTTACTTTCCAGACGCTTTTGGAGCCTCCAACTTGGATAGTATCATAGGAGACACGTTCACAACTGTTACAATGGATATTGGCAGAATTGCCTCCCTTACGAGTGCAAATCCAGGTTCTGGTTATGTTTCTGCCCCTGAAATTTCTATCATAGAGCCATTAATTTATGATTTACAGATCGGGGATGGAGGTGGTGGATATTGGGGGTTTGATGCCATTGTTGATGCAACCGCAGGAAGTTCGAATGGTATCGTGACAGGTTTGAAGGTTGTTGATTCTGGTTATGGTTATTATCCCGGTGAATTTCTTATTCTTTCTTCTGCGGGAAATGAGTCTGCGGTATTTGGTCGGGCGATTGTCGAAACTTCTGGAACAGGAAAAGGCTATTGGCTCGATACGCAAGGCTTTCTTTCTGATGTTATGAAACTTCAAGATTCGTATTATTATCAGGCTTTTTCTTATGAGCTGCAAACTGAACAGATGCTTTCTTCCTATGAACAAATAGTAAAAGATGTTGCACATCCTGTGGGATATAGACTTTTTGGAACTTATGCAGTCAATAGATCATTTGAGAATGC